GAAGTATCAAGCACACCAGTCTTAGATTGACCAGCACGAGCGTAAGCGTCAGCAGACTTACGGCACTCAAACTCTTTGACAAGATAATTAACCTCCTTCTGAGATTCCTTACGGAATTCGTAGTATTGATTGTCAACAACTTCATACCTTTCAGGTTCTTGTGCCTGAACATCAATCCAATTGTGAAGTTTTGTCCAATCAACGATATAGTTATCTAGGTTAACTTTGTTAGGAATCTCAACATAAATTGGATTACGACCAGAAGATCTAGAAGAAAGTTTCTGAGCAGCATCATCAAACGAACGCTGAGTTTCAGAAGTTTCTCCACCATCAAAGTTAGGATCATCATCCATAAGGTTTCCGTCTTCATCATACCAGTCGTCAGTAACGTTCTCTAGTTCTGCGCCTGAAGATGATGCACCACCTGCAGATTGAGTGTTAGGTTGATCAGTCTCCTCGCTAGACTGTTCCTCAGTTTGCTGCTCAGATTGTTCGCCAACGGTGCTTTCAGTTTCACCCTGTTCTTGAGGTTGCTGAGCAGGCATCTCTGCTACCGTCTCAGTTTGATTGCTGAAGTTAAACACATCCTCAGCGATGTTAAGGACTTCTTCAAAAGTCTCAGCAAGATCAGTACGAGCAACAAACACCTTCTCTTCAATAGAGAAAGGAATCAAGGCACTAGCTCCAATCTTGAAATGCAAGTTGATACGATCAATCAAACTAAAAGTGCTGAGATCTTCATCAAGGATGCTGAAGAAATCCATGTCATTCAATTCTTTGTAACCACCAGCAAAGGACTTGCGAAGACCAGGATACTTACGCTTCATCAACTTCTCAATGCGAGCATCCTCAATGACATTCACAAAATCCTTAGGGCAGTTAGCAACATCACGCCAGTCTTCATTAGGAGTGAACAGAGCATGACCGACCTCGTGACCGACGAGCATGTCAAACACAGTGTCAGATGCTTTGTCCCAGTTAGGAAGAGTCAACACACGACGATCAACATCAAACATTGCTGTTTGTGTGTTACGATGCTCTACAATCAAGTTCTCAGTAGCGAGAAGTCTTGCAAGGTTACCTTTGATTTCTTTGATTGACATGTGTCTCTGTTGCTGATGTATACAGCATAACAAAGAAATGGACTAGCCAACCAGTCCATGTGTCACTTCGTTAACTGTCTCACTGATGACCGAATAGTTCTTGACCTTCTCCACAGAGATGGTTCTGTCAAACTTATCATCCAGTCCTTGCTTGTGACTGATAACGAAAACTTTAGTAGCGTCGTCAAAGTTCCTGAGAATCCATCCTAGATCAGATGTACCTGACTGGTCAAGTGACCCGTCAAAGATTTCATCCAAAATCAATAGGTTAGTATCCACAGAATTCTTAAGCTTAGCGATAGAACGCCAAGTAAGCAAAAGAGCGATATCAATACGAGCTTTCTCTCCTTCACTAAAACTGTCATAGGAAAACACATCACGGTATCTAGATTTGATCTGCTCCTCAAAGTTCTCATCCAGGGTGAAATTGACATAGAACTCCATCCTTTGTAAGAAATCGTTAATCAACTTATTCATGGTAGGAAGATAGGTCTTGATAATCCTGGTCTTAATACCATTGTCTTTGAGAAGTTGACCTGCTGTAGAGAGCACATCTTTATCTTGTTTTAGACTAGCATGTTGCTTACTCAAATCCTTCTTACTGTTTACAAGAAGTTGCAGTTTGTCAAACTCTGCTTTCTTGTCAACATTATCACCTTCTAGTTCTGTAATCTCTTCTTGTAATGACTCCACTTGTTTGCGGATAGTCATCAATTGAAAGTTTGTCTGTGAAATACTACTATTGATTTCATTAACCTGAGTAGAGAGTTCAGTAAACTTTTCAAATTTAGATTGTTCTTCTTGAATTGCCGTTTTGATTTCGTCAAACCCAAGATTCATCTCATCCAGTTTTGTCTTACCCTCCTTCAGTTTGTCATCACGAAATTCTTCAGACAGTTCTTGTGTACATGTAGGACACACATGATTCTTCTCAAAGAACTCATGTTCTTTCTTACATGTGTTCATCTTATGTGTCATCTTAATCATGAACGTGTTCAACTTAGCAAGCTTGTCACTTGACTTCTGATAAGTTTTCATTTCTTCATTAAGATTTCCGATTTGTTGTGTCAGAACAGACACATCTTCGGCACCTTGGAGTTCAGTTTTTTTATACTCGTTAACTTTTTCTTGTTTACGATTGATCTCCTCTTGAGTTCTTTGTTGAAGGGACAGCATGTTTTGCTTTTGGATTTCAATCTTGTCTTTGAGAAGATCAAGTTGATAATCAACATCACGCAACTCTTCATTGTTCTCTCTAATTTTGTCTTTCAACAAAACATTCATCGTAGAGAATACTTGAATGTCCAGGATGTCTTCAATAATATCACGACGTTGTGCTCCTGGAAGTTTCATGAATGGGACAAACGTAGAAGATCCCAACACAACAATCTGTGTGAAAGACTTGTAGTTCATCTTGAGGACGTTCACCTCAAAGTTCTTTTGCTGCTCTACCAGTGTGCTTTCTTGATTCCACAACTGACCATTGCAATAGATCTCAAGTTTGTTTGGTTTGATACCACGAACAACTTTGTACTCTAGCTTGCCAATGCGAAACTCAATCTCAACCATGCAATCTTTTTCATTGATGCTGTTGACAAGAGATCCTTTACTAATCTTACGGAAAGGTTTTCCAAACAGCGAAAAGGTAAGAGCATCTAAAATGGTACTCTTACCTGCTCCGTTGCTACCAACGATTAGATTTGTTCTATTTGATTCTAAGTCAATCTCACTAAACACATTGCCCGTGGACAGAAAGTTCTTCCAGCGGATCTTTTCAAATATAATCATTAATCGGGATCATCGGGTGGTATCAAAAAATCGTCAGGAGTGATAATGGAAAACTTTTGTCCACGGTCTTGACATGCTCCAATTATAACATGGTCTTCCATTTCCACAACCTGCATTGGTGGATAATCGTCATCTTCTTCCATCATCATCAAGTATCTTTCAGCATCGTCACCCGCTAAGAAGATAGGAATTACCCTATCATCCGCAGAGTCAAAAACTGAAAAGACTCCATCAGGATGGTCTTCTAATGTAAGAACGAACATCAGACAACTTGACAACTCTCAATATATAGGGATCTCATAACAGACTTCAAACTAGTTTTGTCTACGGCAATCTCTACCTCATCAATGTATTCATTGAGTAGAGTCATCGTATCTTTAGTCTCAAGATCTGCATCTTCTACATTGTCTGTATCAACTAAAGTCTCAATGATTTTAACATCATGAGCTCCTACGTTGTAAAGACGATCAACCAATGTTTCAAACATTTGGTAGTCTTGTTTTTGGTCAACGATGAGTTTGATGAACTTGTCCTTATAATCAGACACATCTTGTTTGTTGTAGTCCATACATGTGTCGTCATAAATGATCTTCTCAAAGATTTCGTAGGGATTTGGGATAAACTTAAGTCTATCACTTTCAGTATCGTAGATATGGAATCCGCGAGAGTCCTTATAATCATTCCAGAACATCTGATAGGGGTTGCCAAGATACTGAACATTGCCATGCTTTGACTTGTGATGGAAATGTCCAGACCATACACGTTTGAAGTTTTTAAAGTCAGACACTTTGAATCCACCTTCAAACTTCATACCAGGCGTAACTTCAAATCCATCACACTCAAGGTGACCACACATGATATCCGCTTCACTGTTAGAAATCAATCTCAGACATTCTTCTTTGTTACCTGAGTTGATCCAGGGCATCATCAAGAATACTTTCTTACCAAGAAGAATTTCTTTTGGTTCAGAATAGATCCTGATGTTGAGATACTTGTCCAACAATAGCTCTGGAGAGTTGATCTTGTTAGTGTTTTTATAATAGGTACAATGATTACCCAGAATCATGTGGACCTCATAATTTTTCAACCGTTGGAAATAATTAGAATCAATACGGTTGAAAGTATTATAGTCCATAGACTTTCGGTTATCAAAAGTGTCGCCCAAATCAATGATGGTACGGACACCTTCTTTTTCAAGCGTTGGAAAAAATACATTGTCGTAAAATTTTTGGAAGTAATTCCAGAATGGAAGTGATCCTTTACGTCCGTCTAGATGCTGGTCAGTAATGAGTGCAATTTTCATTTGTGTCTAATAATTTCTTCAAAACATTGTCCAACTGAATCACAAAATCCAGTAACATGGTTATCACCTTCTTCTAGATTCCAAATATATTCACCCAATATTTCACCAGAATAATCTACATTTTTAGATAGTTCAATTTCAATTTTCATTTGGGTTTATGATCTTTCATGCCATCGTGATTGCCGTCTCTAGGCAGCTTGCCTGTCATGAGATAGTCTACTGTATCTTTACATCCGCGCAAGTAATCTAATTGTGACTTCTGTTTTTCTGCTTCAACAGTATTCATAGGGACTTGCTCACTAATTTGCTTCATCCTCTTTGTAAATCTTTCAAAGAGTTGTTCTAAATTTTCTGTTGGTTTCATAATTTTCCTCCTACTGTTCCATCAAACGGTTTAGACGTTCTAGCATTTGCCCAGTTGGTTGCGACACCTTCCAGGTGGAATCCTGTTCCGTTAACAACAACTTCTTTCGTGAGTCCTGTGATGAGCGCCTGACCATCCTTACTATAGCTAGTCCACGTTCCAAAGCGTTTCTGTTCAACACGGAAATCTCCGTAGGGTGTTGTGTACCATTCGTAGGTTTCATGATCTCCACTCATTCTTTTTCTTCTTGTGTTTTATTAAATACAATCACTCGTTTGCCATCATGTGTGAACACAAGTTCATCATCATAATCCCAGCAGAGTTCTTCATACAAAGAATTTAACTTCCTCATATCTTCCCACAGGGCGTTTTCGTCAGTCATCACCGATTCATTTTAGTTTCAATGTTTTCTTTGATACTACCCATATCAGAATAGGAAGCATTCATACCAGACATACTACCATCGTATGTGTCAGTGTGCATGACTTCATCATATCCTGATCTCTCTAGGATCTTTCCTTTGATCTCTAGTTGTTTTTTCTCTTTCTGAATCCTACGCAAGAATGCATAGTAAATGATTTGAGTAAAGTAAGCGAATGGGTTCTTAGATTTTTCTGGGTCAAAGTTGTCAATATACTGGAGGCAGTTTTCAATGCCGTCACAGATCATGTCCTCACGGAACATGTAGTTGACAAAGTTTGGTTTGTAAGATAAGTGTGTTGCGATCTTTAGAAAGCATTCACCTAAGTAGTTAGTAACTCTCGGGCGAGGTTTGCCTGCTTCCTTAGCGGCATGAACCTTCTGCCGATAGTCAGTGATCGCAGCAAGGAACTCTTTATTGTTGACGTAGTATTCAGTCTTTTTTCTTGTCATTACTGCATATGCCATGGTTTATTACCATTATCATGTACTAATAGTAACATGACGAACTGGATTTGTAAAGGGGGCTTGACACAACCTCATAAACTCAGTACAATTAACCTTGTAGAGGTTCAGAAACAGGTACTAGCTTTTATTAAAGATATCTTCTAGAGTTTTTTTCATATCTTTTACAGAACCTAGGTAACCAGATCCCCTGGGTAACTTGTTACCTCTACCAGTAAGAGACTTACCATTTTCTAGTCTCTGTAAAGTCTTCTCATAAAACTCTTGGATCTGACCATCAACTTCAGTGATAGTGATGATGTGACTTCTATTTAAAATAAACATGTTGTCAAACGTGGCGCTGATCCATTCCTTGAATGAAAAACCAGACACTTCTAATTGACCCTTTCTTTGTTTTGCTAATTCAACCTGGAGAGGGTTTTCTAGTAGGACTTTATCTTCGTCTTCCAAGTAACAAACTTTGGAAACGATTTCCTCTCCAGATATTAATTTAACTGTTGCATAGAATTCTTCTTCCATATTATCCAGCTCTAAGGTTTACTCTTATAACCTCATACTTAAAATTCTCTTCATTGTAAATTGTAACTCTTTCGTTCAAATGTTTCAATGTGTAGTTCTGTCCGCCGATGTCATCAGCGATATCATATAAGGTTGCAATGTCTTTGCCTTCACCTTTTCTGAGGACACGTCCGATAGACTGAAGGTTACGGATTCGCGATTTGCTAGGAGAAGCAAAAATAATGTTGTGTAATCGTTTAATGTTAATGCCTGTAGAAAACGTACCGTAAGATGCGATAATGATAGCGTTGTTCTCAGTCTCAGTAATCTGACGAACTTCTTCTCGGTCTTCTACATCAGTACCACCATGCACAAAAAATATTTTTCGTGTAGGGTCTATAGTGCTATTTATCAATTCAAAAAGTGGTTCCCCGTGCTTCTCTACATAGTTGAAGAGGACAAGAGTATTTCCTTCTAAATCATTAACTAGATTTTTGATCAAGTTATTTCTACCAGGATGAGTTACCAGATACTCCATCTCATCGTGATATGATTCAAAATGTTGCGGAGCATGTTTACAAAGTAGAACCTTGATCCTAAATTTAGATAGGTAACCTTCTTTGATTAGGTCATCTGTTTTAGTTACACGTTCACAATCACCAAACAATCCTTCTAGTACCCACTTGTGTGTCTTGCTACCATCAAGTGTCCCAGTAAAACCAAAACGGTACTTGGCATTGTG